CCGTCGATATTTACTCTGATGGCACGGCTTCTAACCAGATCGGCGGCTTGCAATCCATCGTTGCCGATTCCGGTGCCGGCACGGTTGGTGGCATTAACGCTGCCACCTGGGCGTTTTGGCAAAACCTCGTCCAATCTGCGGCTGCTCCGATTCAAGGCGGAGGCGCAATCACTCCTGCGGCAAGCACAATTGAGTCATTGATGCTTCCGACATGGATCAAGCTGACTCGCGGCACGGATATGCCAGACATGATCGTAATGTCTGACGACTACTTCAGCTTCTACGAGCAATCGCAGACCAGCCTGAAACGTTATGCGCCGGATGACAACGGGCAGGGCGGCATGGTCTCAATGAAGTACAAAACAGCAGATGTGTTCTTCGACTCGTCAGGTGGAATTCCAAGTTCGCATGCGTACTTCCTGAACACCGACTACTTGGAGTTGGTGGTTCACCGCGATGCGAACATGACCATGATGGATGAGCTGCGCAGCGTCAACCAAGACGCCGTTGTAATCCCCATCCTGTTCCAAGGCAACCTAGTCTGCTCTGCGCGATTCCTGCAGGGCGTGATGAAGGCTTAAGGAGAATGACATGACTGTTGCAGCTACTACCCTGCCTTTCATCGGTTCGCAGCCGATTGGCAATTACTTCGCTCCCGATACGACTCAGCGCCACGCCCTTGGCGCTTTCATGTCAGGAAATGACCCATTTTGGGGTTCGGGTGAGTTTTTATATTTGAAAGCTAATGCTACCCTTAACCAAGGGCAATCCGTTGTTTGGGATGCGTCCTTTCAGGCGACATCACTTCCGAACATTGCAAACCAGGGACGTTCGATTGCATTCGCAACATATCCGATGACAGCGGGCCAATTTGGCTGGTTCAAGATTTCTGGCCGTTGCGTCGCAAACTCAACCGCATCTGTCGCTGCTGGTACAACTACCGGCATCACGGCAGCGGGTCAATTAGGAGCCAATTCGGCGGGCAAGCAGATTTTGAATGCGGTTGTTGATCAAGCAGCGACCGCAACGATAACCAAGGCGAATACCGTTACCACTAACGGCTCTCCTCTGTTGCGCGTGTCGAATTCCGATGGCCTGTTCGTAGGTCTGCCGATCTCCGGCACTGGCATTCCTGCCACTACTTACATCGGTGCGATCAGCTCGGATGGGCGGACTATTACGATGACCCAATCCGATTTGGCTACCGTGCAGAACGCGACCGCATCCGGCTCCATCACGTTGACAGGAACGATGAACGACGGCACGACGTATTACAACGTCGTCCAATGTGATCGTCCTTTCGCGCAAGGTGCTATTACCTAATTTCCCCTCTCGTCTCCTGAGGGGCTTTCCAACAGGGCATCTTCGGGTGCCCTGTCTTTTTGGAGGAAGTAAATGCCAAATTCTTCGACATTCCAAGGGCTCGGCCCAGTTACACGACAAGCCATTGGCGGAACAATCGCAAAATCGCTATCTGCAAGCGGTAGCACTCAATCAACGGCAACTAAGATCGGGGCCGACCACAATTCGTTTTCAACCGTGGGCGCTAGCCAAGGAGCGGTTCTTCAAGCTCCCAATGCGGGTGAATGGGTATCCGTATTCAACGGCGGCGCAAATGCGCTGTCTGTGTACCCGAACTTGGGCGCAACCATTAATGGAGGTTCTGCTAACGCTGCGGTTTCTGTGGCTGCCGGCAAAGGCGCGATCTTCATTCCGTTGGATGCATTGACATGGTTCGCTGTGATTTCAGCTTAATTCACTAAGGAGACATGATGGAACTACAAAAAGGCGTTAGACCGCATATCCGCTTCGAGACTCGTGTTGCAGAAGACCGTGCTAAGTCCATCGAGCAAGGCAAGAAAGTTTATAAAGATGTTGATTGGGTCATCATCACACCGGCAGGTGGCCGGGATGAATATACGAATGAAGCCGCGCAATGGTTGACGAATATTCGTGACCGTTCGCATGCGGGTCAATACGATCCGGATTGGGTTGCGCATTTTGAAAAGATGTATGCGCTGTACAAAGACGGAAAGGAATTGCCTGAGGACGGAACGTCCCTTCGCATGTGTACAACGATGTTTACCCCGTCTGAAATTCAAACGTGCCTGGACGCCAATATCCGAACGTTAGAAGCGCTCGCAAATTGTAACGAAGAAGCCATGGGCCGCATGAATATGATGGGTCGTGCCCTTAAGGCGCGTGCTCAGGAAGCTTTGCGAATAGGTGAGGGAAAGGGTGATGCAATGAAGCTCGAAGCGCTCCAATTGGAAAACACTGATCTCAAAGCCAAAGTCAAAGATTTGACCGACATTGTCATGGAACTGCGGGAGCAAGTCGCTCAAGATGCCCCCCGTCGCGGCAGGCCTGCTAAACAGGGGTAATTCATGACCTGCCTGTCGATTATCCAGGATGTGGCGCAACGGTTAAATATACCGAATCCTACGTCGGCTGCTCAATCTACCGATCCTGCGGTGTTGCAATTGGTGGCTCTCTCTACAAAGGAGGGCGAGTGGCTTTCGGATCAATACGACTGGCAAGTTCTGACGCAAGAAGCGACTTTTACGACGCTTGCAACGGAAATACAAGGGGATGTATCGGTAATTTGCCCTGGTTTGAAGAACATCATTAACGACACGATGTGGAACCGGGATTTGCGTCGCCCTGTTTTCGGCCCAATGACTCCCCAACGATGGGAACAGCTCAAAGCCATGGTGATGCAAGGGCCATGGAATCAGTACGAGATTCGAGGGAATAAGATCCGCTTTATTCCGAATCCGACTGCGGGGCAGAATATTTATTTTCAGTACACCACTCAATATTGGTGTCAGTCATCGGGGGGTGTCAATCAATCTCGCTTTTTGACCGATACCGATGCTCTGTTGCTTCGCGAAGATCTGTTCAAGCTTGGCATGGAGTGGCGCTGGAAGAAAGCAAAGGGATTGGATTACGCCCAAGACTTCGCAGATTACGAAACGATGCTGGAAAGTGCCAAGGCGAGGGATGGCACGAAAGACGTGATCAATATGGGCGATGTGAAATATGACATCTACCCTGGAATTCTCGTTCCGTCTGGAAGCTGGGGATCATGATCAGAGCACCAGTAACGGGCACGCAACGCGCCCAGAAGGCCAGAGTTAAATCCGTTCCGGCCCCCACAGGGGGATGGAATGCAAGGGACTCCATCGCCAATATGCCGCCTTCTGATGCGGTGATTTTGACGAACTGGTTTCCTACTGCGAGTGACACTGAATTACGAAATGGGTTTACCAATTTGGCGACGGGATTAGGTAATCAAGTCCAGTCTCTCATGGGATATAACCCTGCCTCCGGGACTCCCAAACTATTCGCTGCTGCCGGCGGATCGGTTTATGACGTTACAAGTGGGGGTGCTGTTGGTAGCCCTGCGATTACTTCATTGAGTAACGCGAAATGGAAGCATACGAATTTTGCCACCTCGGCCGGGCCATTTCTGTTGATGGTAAATGGGCAGGATGGATATTACGTATATAACGGGTCCACGTGGCAAAGTGTTACGTCTGGATCGTCTCCAATTTCCATCACGGGAATTGACCCTACCACTTTATCGGATGTGTCGATATTCGCCTCTAGGGTTTGGTTTATTCAGAAAAGCAGTTTAAAGGCTTGGTATCTCCCTGTTGGTCAAGTAGGAGGAGCGGCAACATCGTTCGACTTCAGTCCAATATTTTTCAGAGGCGGATCGTTGGTCGCGATGGGTGTCTGGACAGTGGATGGCGGATATGGAATGCAAGACTATTTTTGTCTTGTGACCTCAGAAGGCGAAATAGCGGTTTACCAAGGCACAGATCCATCCTCTTCGTCCACATGGTCAAAGGTCGGTGTTTATCGTGTCGGAACGCCGATGGGGAATCGCTGCTTTATGAAATTTGGAGGCGACTTGCTCTATTTGAGCAAGGATGGCGCTGGTCCAATTTCAAAGCTGCTTGCAAGTTCTCGAGTCAATACGCAGGTAAATATCACTGACAAAATCCAAACGGCAATTTCACAGGCAACCACGCTGTATTCAACCAATTTCGGATGGCAAATGCAGCTTTTCCCGTCTGAGAATATTTTGATTATTAATGTCCCCGTATCGCTTGGAGGGCAACAACAATATGTGATGAACACCATCACAGGGGCATGGTGCAATTTCACAGGATGGAGCGCAAACTGTTGGGAGCTATTTCAAGACAAGCTTTATTTCGGCGGCAATGGCGTGGTGTGCCAAGCATGGAATGGATTGGATGATAATGGAGTGCAGATTGTTGGAGAAATGCTGCCCGCATTCCAATATTTTGATTCTCCTCAGTTGAAGCAATTCACCATGGTAAGGCCCATCTTCCTCACCAATGGATTCCCATCGGTCCTTCTCGGGATAAATACCGACTTTGAAAGCGCAGTTCCGATTGGGGTTCCTACGTTTTCTCCACAACAGGCGGCCGTATGGGATCAGGGCTTATGGGATGTTGCGATTTGGGGGCAAGATCCTCAGATTGTGAAGAATTGGGAATATGTTAGCGGAATTGGATATACC